CATCCGTTTGTCGCAGCCAGCGCGGATGGTGAAGGCATCGCCCTCGGCGATCGTGCGCACCGGCGCTTCAAGCAGGGTCAGCACGGCGATGCCGTCCGTGACGTCGTGGCCCAGCACCTCGGTGCGCCGCCCCGCGTTTGCGCCGCTGGACCACTCGATCGTGCCGAAGGTGAACCAGCCGGCCTCGAACCCGCCGAGGCCCGAGGCGGTGAAGGCCCGGTCGCGCAGAAGGTCGATCACGGTGCCTGTGCCCTGGAATGCGGGGGCCTCCAGAGCGACGCCGCAGCGCGCGTCGCCGAGTTCGGCATCGCAAGTCGCCTGGAAGGTCCGCCCGACCGTCTGGCCCAGCACATGGGCAAGCGAGCGGACCTCCGCGACGAACGCCAGCCGCCCGCGCCGGATCTGGCCGATGGCCCCGCGCCGCATCAGCACGCGCTGGCTCGGATCGGCCCAGTTCACACGCCAGACCTCCACCTCCGCGTTGTCCCAGCGCCCATCGAGGATGTCGGTCTCGGTAATCCGGTCCGAAGTCAGCACGCCCTCGGCGTCCTGCGCATCGACCGACAGGTCGGAGCCGGAGCGGACTTCGGAGGCCGTGAGCCCGCTCTCGGGCTCGAAGTCAGTGCCATCGAAGCTCAGCGTCCGGTCATGATCGGTGAAGCCGAAAGTGACGCCATCCGCCCGCGTAATCCGCCAGCACCACGCGAGCGTCGTCGTGCCCTCATCGAGATGGGCCTGCAGTGAGGGGTCGAGGGTCTTCATCGGCGCAGTTCCAGCAGCGGAATGGAGGTGATCGATCCGAGGCGCTCGAGGTCGAGCGTCACATCGAGCACGTCGGTGTCGAAGCGGACCGGCACGTCGAACTCGAACCCCGCGGTGATCGCGACGCCAGCGCCCGGCGCGCCGCTGAAGGTGACGACGCCAGTGGCGGTTTCGACGGACCAGCCGGAGAGCTGCTCGACCCCGGCGAGCGCGATGCGCACGCCGCCCGCAACCGGCTTGGCGATGGCGCGCGTCCAGGATTGCGCGCCCGAGGCGTAGCGCTTCACCAGCTGGAAAGCGGTGGTCGTGCCATCCCCGGTGCCGATGGCCTGATCGTTCGGCGATGGCGTGCCCGAGGGCAGGCAGGACTTGTGGTCGCCCCAGTCCTTGAAGCGGAATCCATGGAGGCGGCCGTTCCGCGCTTCGAAGAAGGCGACGACCGCGGCGAGATCGTCCGCGCGGCGGATGCCATAGGCGACGTCGTAGCGGCGGCGCGAATTGGCCCAGCTGGCGTTGCGTTCCTCGTCGCCCGAGGCGAGCTCGACGATCTGCGTGCGCCGCTCCGGCCCACCCCGCGCGCCGCGACTGATGTTGTCGGGAAACCGGACCTCGTGAAACGCCATCACATGCCTCTCCGCCCGAGCGAGACCGCGCGGGCGATGTCGGTGGCGACTTGGGTGCGGGACTGCCGGAAGCTCTCGGCGTCACGCGCCATGATGGTGACGTTGACCGCGCCCGCGCCGTAGCTCTGCGCCTCCCGCCGCGACAGCACCCGCTCGCCCCGCTGCAGGATCGCGGGCACCTCGTCATGGCGGAGGCCAGCCATGCCGCCGCCATGCATCCGCGGCGCGGCAGCGAAAGCCATTGCCGGGACCATCCGAGAGGACCCCGCCGATCCGACCATCCCGCCCGCATGCAGGACGTTGGCGAAAATCCCGCCCGCCCCGGAGAACACGCCGGAGAGCGCGTTGGCGATCGGCCCGAGGATGAACCGCCGCGCTGCGAGCTGGGCGAGGTCGGCGATCATCGACGTGACCATGTCGCGGAAGTCGAGCTTGCCGGTCTTCACGAAGTTGCCCACGGCCGTCTCGGCGGACTGGAAGGCGCTCACGAGACTCTGGCCGATATCACCACCGATCTCGCGCGCCTTGCTGGCGTAGTCCGAAAGCGCGGCGGTGACGGCCTGCCAGCCAGTGACTGCTGTTTCGACATTGGGTTCCGCTGCCGCGGCAGCAGCTTCGGCCGCCGCGCCTGCACCTGTCGCCGCGCGACCTGCATCGCCGAGTGCCGTCTCCAGCCGCTCTGCAGCACCCGTGGCCTCGGTCAGCGCAGCGGCACTGGCCTCGTCGGTGCCGCGCACCGCGTCGCGCAGGGCCTGCCAGCTTTCGAGCGGGGCGCGAGCCCCTTCGGCCAGATCTCGCGCCGCGCCCCGGTAGACATTCGCCGACTCGAGTGCCCGGTTCGCCGCCTCGGTCAGGCCGAGATCGGGCGCGGTGAGCGGGTTATCCTCGAAGGCCCGGTCGAAGGCTGCCTGCGCCGCCGTCGTGGCGGCACTGGCCGCGCCCTCGAAGCGGTTCTCGATCTCGCCGAGGTCGAGGTCGGGCACCAGCGAGATGCGGCGCTCGGAGCCGAGCGCTTCCAGCCCCTGGTTTATCCCGCCGATGAAGCCGTTGATGCGCGAGACCACGCCGTTCAGCATCGCCTCGACGCCGTCGACCAGGCTGTTGGCCGCCTGGAACGCCAGATCGCCGATGGCGGCGGGCAGCAGGCCCCAGATCGCCTTGATCGCCTCGTAGGCGCCCTCAAACGTGTTCGCGGCGGTGTTGCCAAAGGCTACCACGCTTTCGATGGCGCTTTGCATGCCCGAGGCGGCGTCGGCCTTCAGGTCAAAGAACATCGCCGTGGCGGCCGCACCCGCCGTGCCCGCACCCATGCGGAGCCGCTCCCAGACCTCGACCGCGACGTCCTTCAGGAGCGACATCGCTTCGCCGAAGCCGCCCGCGCCGGACACGAGGCGGGTGAACTGGTAGACGAGTTCGCCCGCGCCGACGATGAGCGCGCCGATGCCGGTGCGGATCAGCGCGCCGCGCTGGACGACCAGCGCTGTGGCGAGCCCGCGGACGGAGAGCGCGGCAGCGGCCATGCCAGCCACCCAGCGGCCCGCGAGAAAGGCGGCGAAGGTCGCGGCATAGGTGGTCAGGCGGCCGATGTTGTCGAAGAGACCGCGAATGGCGATGCCGAGCGGGCCGGTCCGACTGGCCACCGCCGCCATGGCGTTGGCGACGGCTTCCAGCGCGGGGGCTGCTGCGACCGCCAGCTGGTTCGACAGCCCGCGCCAGATCAGCCCGAGCCGGGAGATCGCATCGTTCGTCCGCTCGATCTGGTCGGCGTCCTGCTCGGAGACGACAACCCCGAAGGCGCGCACGTCCTCCGTCGCCTGGCGCAGCGTCGCGGTGTCGATCCGCGACATGGCGATGGAGCCTTCCTCGCCGAAGAGCTGACCCGCGACGGCTGCGCGCTCGGCGGCGGGCACGAAGCTCTCGATGGCGGCGTTGATCGCACCCACGCGCTGATCCAGCGGCAGCGCAATCAGGTCGGTGGCCGAGAGCCCGAGCCGGTCGAGCGCGTCGGCGGCGGGACCGGTCCCGGCAGCCGCCTGGCTGAGACGGCGCGTCAGATCCTTCGTCGCCTGTTCGATCCCGGACATCGACACGCCCGCCAGCTCGCCCGCACGCTCCAACGTCTGGATCGAGGCGACGGTGGTCCCGAGGGACTGCGCGAGCTTGGCCTGCGCATCAACCGTCTGGAGGCCGGAGCGGATCATCGCCACGCCAGCAGCCGCAGCGGCTGCCACGGCGGCAGCAGCGGCCACGCGAACCCGGCGCGAGAAGGCCGCGAGCCGGGCGTTGGCAGCCTCCATCTCGCGGCTGAGCCGTCCGAAGCCGCGCGATCCCGCTTCTCCCACGCCTTCGAGCTCGGCGCGCACCTGCCGCCCGCCGACCGCGGCGAGGCGGACGGACACACGCTTTTCAGCCATCGGGACGTTCCATCTGTTCGTTGAGTTTGGCGACCATAACCGCCTCGATGACGGGCAGCAGTTCGGCCGCGGCATTGGGCGGGACGCCGAGCGCGTCTCCGAGCGACAGCGCCGCGGTCAAATCCCAGCCGACGACGGCTCCGGGCAGCACGCGGAGTTGGCCGCCGAGACGGCCGACCAGGTCCCAGACCTGCCAGCCCTCATGGGTCAGCGGACGGTTCAGCCGCGCCGGGCAGTCCGGGCAGATTTGCGTGCAGGCTTCGCAGTAGCGCTCGCCCCCGCCGAAGGACCATTCGGCGAGAGCGCGGAGGCGTTTTTTTCCTGTTCCAGGAGCAGGCCTTTCGAGACGTAGGTCAACTGGAACGCCTCGAAGATCGGCCAGATGTCGAGCAGCGCGTCGATGGCCTCGGGGCTCGGGTCGATGGGGTTGCCGTCGGCGTCGCCGATGCCATCCCAGGCGAGCACCGCCCGTCGCGCCAGCGCCTTGGCGAAGGCGACAGCGCGCTCCTCGTCGGAGGCGTCCTTCGGAACGGCCTCGACGGCGGGATCGCTGCGCGTCGCCACCATCAGCGCGGTGGTGAGCGGGCGCAGCTGCACCCGCACGCCGGGCGCGAGGTCATGCCAGCGCGGCGCGTTGGTCAGGTCGAGCGAAAGCATCAGTACACCTCGATGTCGTTGATCAGGGTTGCGGTGCACATCCGGCCGACGACGCTGTCGCGGGCGGCCTGCCAGTCGAACGTCGCCTGGACGCCCTGCGGCCCGGAAATCTCGACGCGCGGGCGCGGCAGGTAGACGGCGTGCACTGTGAAGGTGAAGCTCTCGCCCGAGGGCAGGACGTAGGCGAACTCCATCTCGCAGGCCTCGCCATTGATCGCCTGCGTCACCAGCGTCTGGTCGGCGAAGCGCACCTCGATCCGACCGGTCAGCGCGGCGATGGACGGGTCCGCTCCGTCGATCCGCCCGTCGCTGCGGATGGTCTCGATCCGGTCGAGGTTGTTGGCATAGGTGATCTCGGCCGAGACCACATTGCCGAGTGCGGTGCCGTTGCGGGTGATCGCCCCGTTGAAATGCCCGAAGCGCTTCAGCTCCAGCGCGGCGGGCGTTCCAGCGCTGGTGGTCGTGCCCACCGTCTCGCCCTGCGCCACCAGCCGCGCGGTTGCGGTCAGCAGGCCCGAGCGCTGCATCTGCCAAGTGATCTGGTCGAGCACGCAACCGGAATACATCGCATAGCGTGGCACCTCGGGCATGCCCGTCTCGATCGACATGCTGGGCAGCGTCCAGGACCCCGACTGGAACTCGTGGCTGTACGGCGCCTCCGCACCCGTGGTCGTGGGCGCGCCGAACGCCGCCTTCAGCCAGAAGCCCAAGGCCTCGGCGTCGAGCGGCACCACGACATCGCCGTCGGCCGTGACCGCATCCTTGATCGGCGCCAGCGGATCGCGGCCGTAGCCGAGAAGCTCCGAGTTCAGCAGCGGCTGCTCCGCCCCCAGCGAGGTGCTGGCGAAGGGCATGCGGGTGAAGCCGCTGGCGGGCGGCGTTCCATAGGTCGTCTCGAACGCAAGCGCCATCTGCGCCCGCGCCCCCTGGGCTCGTGCCATGGTGATCTCCTTGATGGTGTCGAAGCGCGGTTGCGTTTGGTCAGGCCGTGCAGCACATGCAGTTCATGCGCAGTACTCGTCCCAATTCCCCGCTCAGTATTTTCGGTCGGTCGATCATTACCAGGATGATCGTTTCTGTCCTCGCGATCATGGTTCTTTCGGTTGGCCCCGTCTCGGCACAGACGAATACCGTGAGCGGCGCGGTCCGCTACGTGACGGACGGCGACACCTTCTCACTTCGCGGCGTTGAACGGCCGATCCGTGTCTGGGGCCTCGACGCTCCGGAGCGCAACGAGCGCGGCGCTTCCGCAGCGACGTCTACTCTGCGGCGGCTGGTCGCCGGGCAAAGCCTGACCTGTCGCGTGCGCGATATCGACCGGTACGGACGGATCGTCGGGCAGTGCTTCCTCGCCGATGGCCGCGATGTTGCGGCCCAGATGATTGCTGCCGGAGTGGCCCGGGAATACTGCTACTTCTCGGGCGGCTACTACGGCACCTGTCGCGGCAACTGACCCGCCGGCTCTACCCGAGCGGGTCAGCCGTGGAGTATTGAAGCAAAACGGGGATCACCGCCGCCTTGAGGCTCGCGGCACCCTCGACTGGCAGGTCCACTACCCGCGGCGCTTCAGCCTCGACCCAGTCGCAGAGCCCGCCCAGTGTCCGGTCGGCGGCGAGCGCCGCGCCGATGCTGGTCGTCAACGTATCGAAGGCGATGTCACGGTCGGCGCCTTGCACGACCGCCTCGATCTCGGCCCGGTGCTGGTAGTGGTAGGCGAGTGGCGACAGCGTGACCTCCGGCTCCCCCGGCT